GCACGTCGGGGAGCATGTCGAGCGAGCCGGACAACGACTTGAAGGCGGCGGCAAGCACGCGGTCGACGGATGCCGGTGCGCGTGACTGCATGCGATTCCGGCGGACGCGACGGCGTGACCGAGCGCGCATATGCCTACTGGCGACAGTGCCGAAAGTCAGGGATCGGCAGCAAGCTGATGCTGATCAAGGGCGACCATCGCCCCGGAATCCCGCGCGTCAGCAAGAGTTTCCCGGACAACGCCAGCGGCTCGAAGCGCAAGGCCAACGCCCGCGGGCAAATCCCGGTGTGGCTGCTCAATGCCAACGCGCTTAAGGACGGCATCGACGCGGCCCTGAAGCGCACGGAGCCTGGGGGCAACTACATCCACCTGCCCAACTGGCTGGCGTCGTCGTGGTTCGACGAGATCGCGTCCGAGGTGCGCACGGACAAGGGCTGGATGACCGTCAAGAAGGGCATCCGCAACGAGTCTTTCGACCTGCTGGCCTACGCGCACGCCGTGGCGCTTGAGCTTGGCATCGAGCGCATCAACTGGAGCCGCCCGCCGGCATGGGCTGCTCCGTGGAACGAAAACCCGGAAATCACCCCGGCTGAGGCGGCGAACGATCCGCCAACCCCGGCCCCACATCCACAACCCCCAGAAGCCCGCCCCGCGCGGGCTTCTTCGTTCTTCGGCCCACGAAAATCCTTCTGGCGACGCTGACCATGTCCACGCAAGCCGATTACGACGAGATTTGCGCGCAGATCAATTCCGGCATCAAGAGCGTGACCAAATCGGACGGCAGTCAGGTCCAATACGCGACCATCGCTGAAATGGAGCGCGTGCGCGACCGCATCGCCGCCGAAATCGGCATTGCCGGCCCGCCGACGCGTGGCGCGTTCATCCCGGTGCGCACCAGCAAGGGCCTGTGATGCTCGATCAGTTCATCGCATGGATCGCGCCGGAGACTGCGCTACGCAGGGCGCGCGCCCGTGCTGCGCTGTCCGCGCTCGGGGCGCGAGCCTACGAGGGCGCCAGCCGCGCCGATCGGCTGGCGGACTGGCGCACGAACGGCAATTCGGCCGCCGCCGAGGTGGCGCCGGCGCTGGCGACGCTGCGCAATCGGGCGCGCGACCTGCGCCGCAACAACCCGTGGGCTGCGCGCGGCGTGGCGCTGATCGCCGCGAACCTCGTCGTGTACGGCATCGCCGCCAGCATCGTCGCCGCAGACAAGCGGGCGCAAAAGCGCGCCGAGCGGCTAATGCCGGTGCTGAAGGCGTGGGCGGAATCGACCGCGTGCGACGCGGACGGTCAGAGCAACATGGCCGGCCTGCAGTCGCTGATCGCCTCCGGCGTGGTCGGCGACGGCGAGGCCCTGATCCGGCGACGCTGGCGCCGGACGTCCGATGGCCTGCCGGTGCCGATGCAGCTGCAGCTGCTCGAAGGCGATTACCTGGCCGACCTCACGCAGGCGCTGCCGAACGGCGGGCGCATCGTGCAGGGCGTCGAGTTTGGCCCGATCGGCCAGCGCGTCGCCTACCACCTGTACCGCGAGCACCCCGGCGACTGGCTCGGCACCCGCATGAGCGGCGAAACGACGGCGGTGCCGGCCGCCGATGTGGCGCACGTGTACCGCATTGACCGACAGGGGCAGGTGCGCGGCGTGCCGTGGCTTGCGCCAGTGATGATCACGCTGCGCACCCTCGACGAGTACGAGGATGCGCAGCTTGTCCGCCAGAAAGTCGCAGCCTGTTTTGCCGGCACGCTCTCGACGCCGGACGCCGAAGTCGAAGCCGAAGAACTCAAGAAATGGCAGGGGCGCTACATCGAACCCGGCTCCCTCAGCGTCCTGCCGTCCGGCACGCAGCTTGATTTTTCCAGCCCCCCGGCTGCCGAGGGCTACGCGCCGTACACGGCCACGCAACTGCGCCGCATCGCTGCCGGTCTCGGCGTGCCGTATGAGGCGCTGACCGGCGACTTGTCGCAGGTCAATTTCAGCAGCGCGCGCATGGGCTGGCAGGAGTTCGGCCGCAACATCGAGGTGGGACGCTGGCAGATGCTGATGCCGCAAGGGCTAGACCGCATCGGCGCGTGGTTTCTCGAAGCCGCCGCTGCTGCCGGCCACGACACCGCCGGGCTGTCCGTCCAGTGGACGCCGCCGAGCCGCACGCTCGTGGACCCGGCGCGCGAAACGCAGCCGATCATCGACCAGATCCGAGCCGGACTGATCAGCCCGCAGGAAGCCATCCGCGAACGCGGATACGACCCGGATCAGGTGCTCGCCGAGTGGCAGGAGTTCGCGAAGAAAATCGACGAACTTGGCCTGATTCTCGATATCGACCCGCGCGTGGAAGCGCGACGCAAGGCCGTCGCCGGCAATCTGCAAGAGGCATCGACTCCATGACCGCAACGACCCGCCTGTTGCCCAAGCAGCAGACGCAGGCATCCGCGCGCCCCGGCACATGGGATGCCGAAGCCCGTACCATCGAACTGTCGTGGGGCCGGGGCGCGCCGGTGCTGCGCCGCCCGTTTCTGGACGACCCGTACACCGAGCAGCTCGACATGGCCGGCGCCGATCTGTCGCGACTCAATGCCGGCGCCTCACTGCTGAACGCGCATGAGGACTGGACGCTGACCGACATCATCGGCGTCGTCGAGCGCGCATGGATTGAGGCCGGCGAGGGGCGCGCCGTCGTGCGCTTCAGCGAGCGCGAGGACGTGACTGGCATCGTCGCCGACGTGGCGGCCGGCATCATCCGGCATGTCTCGGTCGGCTACTCGGTCGAGGAATACCAGATCACCGAGCGCAGCGACGGCCCCGACATCTACACCGCCGTCCGCTGGACGCCGCTGGAACTCTCGCTGGTCCCGATCCCGGCCGACCCGTCCGCGCAGGTGCGCGGCGCGCCGGAGTATTTCCCCGTCACCATCACCCGCGCCGCGCAGGCGCCTGTACCCGAGGCCACAGCCATGACCGACGAAGCCGTCGTCACCCCGGCCGCGCCTGCCGTCCAGCAGACCGCCGAACACACCGCCATCCGCGCCGAGGGCGCCAAGCTGGAGCGCGAGCGTCAGGCCGGCATCCGCCGCTGCGCGCAGGCCGTGCGCGCCGACGCCGAGACCATGGAGCGCTTCATCGCCGACGGAACGCCGCTGGAGCAGGCCCGCGCCGCACTGATCGACGCCGCCGCCGATCGTGACCAGGCGACCCGCATCAACGGCGCGCACGCCACCACCACCGCCGACAGCGCCGAGCGTTTCCGCACCGGCGTCGAGCGCGCCATCCTCGCCCGTGCCGGCATGCTCCCGGCCGCCGAGCGTGCCGCCGAGGCCGGCAGCGAGTTCCGCGGCATGACGCTGCTGGAGATCGCCCGCGCCTCGCTGTCCCGCGCCGGCGCATCGGCGACCGGCGACAAGCTCACCGTCGTCGGTCGCGCCTTCACGCACACGACCGGCGACTTCTCGAACTTGCTGGCCTCGACCGCCAACAAGGCGATGCTCAAGGGCTGGACGGAGGCGCCCGAGACCTTCGGCGCGTGGACCTCGACCGGCTCGCTGCCGGACTTCAAGGCGACCTCTCGCGTCGATATCGGCGCGTTCCCGGCGCTGTCGTTGGTTCCGGAAGGCGCCGAATACACCTACGCGACGCTGTCCGACCGCGGTGAAACGGCGCAGATCGCCACCTACGGCAAGCTGTTCTCGATCACCCGGCAGGCCATCATCAACGACGACCTGAACGCGTTCACGCGCATCCCGGCCAGCATGGCGCGCGCCGCCCGGCGCACGGTCGGCAATCTGGTCTACGCCATCCTGACCGGCAACCCGACGATGGGCGACAGCGTTGCGCTGTTCCACGCCAACCACAGCAACCTCGACACCGGCGGCGGCTCCGCGCTGTCCGTCACCAGCCTCGCCGCGGCCCGCGTGAAAATGGCCAAGCAGACCGGCCAGCAGAGCGAGCCGCTGAACATCCAGCCGGCGCACCTGATCGTGCCGGTGGCGTTGCGAGACACCGCCGCCGTGATCCTCGCCTCCGAATACAACCCGGACGCGACCAACAAGCTGCAGGCGCCGAACCCGGTGCGCGGCATGGTCGATGTGATCGCCGATCCGCGGCTTGACGCCAACAGCGCGACCGCGTGGTACCTGACCGCATCGCCGACGGCCTTCGACGCCATCGAGGTGCTTTACCTCGACGGCAACGACGCTCCGTTCCTCGACCAACAGGCCGGCTGGAACGTCGACGGCACCGAGTTCAAGGTCCGCATCGATGCCGGCGTGAAGGCATGGGATTACCGCACGCTCTACAAGTCCGCCGGCGCCTGATCCGCCAAGCATTTCCCACGCCCCGCCACCCGGCCCGCCCTGAGCGGGCCGTTGCGTTTCTGGAGATCGAACCATGGCCACGAACTACATCCAGCCCGGCGACGTGCTGACGCTCGCCGCCCCTTACGCCGTCGCGAGCGGCGCCGGCATGCTGGTCGGCGGAATTTTCGCCGTCGCGCTCGCCGCCGCCTCGAACGGCGCAAGCGTGCAGGCGCAGCGCGGCGGCGTCTGGACGTTGCCGAAACTCACGTCCGACGACGTGACGGCGGGCGCAAAGCTCTATTGGGACAACACCAACAAGCGCCTGACCCTGACCAGCAGCGGCAACACGCTGGTCGGCGCTGCCACGGCCGCCGCCGGAACCAGCGCCACGACCGTCAGCGTCCTGCTCGACGGCGCGGTGCGGTAAGCGACCATGTCTGCCGCGCTGATCCATATCGCTGACCCGTCGGTGCCGGGCGGCTGGAGGCCGGCGACCGCCGCAGATACGCGACTGAGTGACATCATTTATGACGTGGTGTCCGTCGCCGGCGTTGCCGTAAATACCACCGTCACCGGCACAACGATTGACCTTGGCGCCACGCACAGCACGTGCACGGTC